CAAAACGCTCTGCGCCTTCTAGTATAGTGGCTAACACCTTTAAGGGGTTAAAACCATTTACTAACGAGACTGTCAGACTCACCTCTGCTGTGGCACTCTTAAATCAGCAAGTATCCCGAATCAAACGGGTACGCTAAATTCATCAAAAGGAACTATTATGTCCCAAGTGACTGGTGCACTCTCCATTAACAATGGTGCAGCTACTCCGGTAGCTAAAAGCTTTGCTCCTGAGCAAGTCTCTCCGCAGCTGTCTACGTTTACTGAACGTTCTGCTGCTTCTTCTGCTGGCTTCATACGCCTCGGCGTGTCGCTGTCGCCTGCCAATGGCAAGCGTACTACGAACCGCGTGAACGTTGATCTCGACCTTCCGGTCGTAACCAACGTTAACGGTGTTTCAACCGTTGCGTATGTCGGTCGTTTTAAGGGTTATTTTGTAATCCCTGACCAAATGACCGCTGGCGAACGTGCCGATTTGGCCGCGTTCGTTGCCAATGCGCTTGATAACACGCAAATACGCGCTGTTATCAAGGATCTGGACCCACTGTACTAATCTAAAAAGAGGTACATAGGATGACGCAATCCGTTAGGATGCAATCTCAAGTCGCTAAGCTTGAGCTCCAGATTCTGAAGAAGACTTGCCAAAGTATCGACACCCCTCGTTCGCTAGCTGTTTACCTGTTAGCGCACTACGGTGAATATGCACAGCTCCTTGATCTCGATATTAACCCAGACGGTTATGACAATCCGTCAGCTTTTGCTGACGATTATCTAGTCACTGAGATGATAAAGAAATCGAAGGCTCAAGATTTCGGTATTGACCGAGAACTTGTTGCATATAACAAGTGGTTGTCGGCTGAGAAGCAATGCCGCGAGGCTAATGACCTAATTGAATCATACATTGACGGCCGGGTCTCCCCGATCCGCCCAATAACAAATCGTGTTATAGCTCGCGCTATACAGATTTGTCATGATTGCTTAGGACCATTAACGCGTCGAACATTGAACCTCATCGAGTCATCGATGGAGTTTGGTCCCGGCGCTACTGCATCTGTTAGAGGAACTGTTACCCGAGGACGCAAGTTCTCGAATAGCAATTTAACAACATCTCAGCGTCTTCTCAGTTTCGGTATATTCTGTCTTCCACATTTGTGGAAACAACAGGTGAAAGGATTCACCGTACAGGATTATAACGAGCTGAGTTTTGTTCCCAAGAATGCGAAGACTCATAGAGCAATCACTGTTGAGACTGATCTGAACATTTACGTTCAGAAAGGCATCGGCAGTGTATTGAAGATGAAGCTACGTAATATTGGCGTCAATACTGAGACGCAGTGGCAAGTGAATCAAAAACTAGTTTCAAAGGCTTTTGCCGATGATCTGTGCACGATTGACTTGTCATCCGCTTCCGACACAATAAGTTTCAATCTGGTAAGACTTTTTGTCCCATCAGATTGGTTTGACCTATTATGTTGGGCCCGCCCTGAATACACGCTCTATAAGGGTACTAAACACACCCTAGAGAAGTTTTCTGGTATGGGATGCGGTTTTACATTCGAGCTGGAGACCATGATTTTTCATAGTATCCTGCTGGCTTGTAAAGAACTCAGTGGTTCCCGTTGTCCTGTCAGCACTTTTGGTGATGACATGATTTGTGGCACCGACATCATGGAAGATGTCATGGCGACCTTAAGCTTTCTTGGGCTTAAGGTGAACAGTGAAAAGTCTTTTGGCAAAGGGGCTTTTCACGAAAGCTGCGGGGCAGACTTCTTCATGAATCAAAATGTACGTCCCTTTTACTTAAGGTTCGGGAATTTTGACCATGAAGAACAAACCTGTCTTTATATCTACTGTAATTTATTACGTCGTTATGCTAGCCATCGTAATGGTGGTTATACTTGCGACGGTCGCTTTTTACCAGCTTGGCTTCATTGCTTTACGAGGCTTAAACGAGATGCCCGAGTATTCGTACCCTCATTCGAGTACGAATACGTCGGCATCGTCGGAAACCTCGACGAAGCAACTCCAAGCAGATACAAAAGAGACGATGGATGGGCCGGATGGTTATTTTCCGGGTTTGTCCGTCAATCAGTAGAAACGCGGCGGTACACTGAGGGAGCCTACATAGCCTCTCTTAGTAAAATGACTTCCTTCACGAAAGGCCGTGAGGCTCTACGTGGAAGGACTAAGTCAGGTACCTACAAGAAGTTCTATACTCTTAATTGGATAGAACTAGGCCCTTGGGTTTAACCCAAGTCGGTCGACGTTGCTAGCTTTTCATAAGTTAGTTTCCTTTCTTCGGAAAGTGGTGGGATTTCCCTTAATTGGAG